AACCGCACCGTGTACGCTCGAAGTGTGCGCCGGGATGGGTAGCTATTTCACTACGGGTCCGCAGCGGAAAACGAGTCGATTGGTACCGTGGAGGCGCTTCAAATTGGCGGCACCCCTGATCGGCAGTCTCAGCACACGGGGACTGTCCAGGAGCCCCGTTCGTTTTGGACACGTGCTTAGCCGGGGATGCCAGAAGATCAGCAAGGGTCCCGCCGAACTGACGGACCAGGACGGGCATAAAACAGGACCCCCGTTCGGTTCCTCCGACGCCGGGGGTCCTGCCGCCAATGAACCGATCCGCTGCTGGATTCGTGGAAGGGAAGGCTCCAGCGGGCCTTGCGTCTGGTTTCCACCCCAGATCAAACCGGCGCACGACCACCATAGTAATGCGCCGATCACACAGCCAACGAACAGGGATACACTCCTGATTTGCTGCGTGAAAAGGAAGCGCCGCGCGTTGTTGAAATCTTGGAACGATTTGCCCACCTTGAGCGACGCGCGGCGAAAATGTTACTGTCTGTTCCAGATTCAACGTGGCACTTGTCGCACACGTGCTCCGGGGTTGTCAAGTGGTTTTCGGCGGGACCTTGGAAAATCTCCGATCCAGGTCCTCCACGGTGATCGTCCGCTGGCGGCGCTTCCAGCCCTTCGAGTGCCGAAAATGCCAGTCGTTTCCGGGGTCTGGAACTTCCTTCTCCTGCCACGCAACAGTGACTTTGTTCTCGAAGGATGCGGAGCCCCTGATAATACGATACCAGCGGACGATGCGGACGAGCTTGCTCATGTCATCGGCGCGGGTATCCCGGCTCACCGATCGGAGCAGTCGGAGCGGGCGTGGCGAAATCCTGAGAGGGCGGCGCGGAGCCGACGCGGGCGCGTGGCTCGCGTAGTCCCGGCTCACTGGCGATGCAAGGTCCGTCGTCACGCTTCAGGTCCGGGTTGACGGCGCTGGCGAGAAATGATTTTTCGAGCGCTTGCGGGTTTTCCATGTAGCGGCGCAGCGCGTCCAGCAGATATTCCCGGCTCTCGAAGACGACGGTTTGACAGCCCACGTGACAGACGAATCCGTTCAGCACGGGGATGATTTTTATTTCTCGGGTCATGGGTCCTTTGGTTGTGTGGCTTTCCAATTTTCGTACGGAAGTCTTCGGTTCCAGCGGACGATCGCCATCGCCATTCCCATGCCCTGCGCTTCCGGGTTGACATGACACTTCGGATTGCCGCAATGAACCATGAAACGGTGAGTCCGGGGATCGCACTCCCGCACGGTTGGGAAGTGTCCGCACCACGGGCAGCAGAGCAGTATGAAATCGACGCCGCAGTTGCAGGGCTTCTTAATCCCCTCGGGGTTGATGTCGTTCACGTCGCAGTTGGGATCGTGCTCGCTCATGTCGTCACCTTTCTAACCAGTGCCCATCACATCGGGCCAGTCTGGTTCTGGTGGTTGTTTTCCGAACGCTCCGAACAGATCGAAATAACTCTCGGGCGAACAAAGCTCATGCTGCGGGACCCAGAAGGCGGGGCGATTCTTGGCGTATGGAGAGCCCCAAAGCTCCGGTCGCTTCCCGTCGCGGGCGTACGTCCAACCCTTGATCACGTAGGTTCCGTTTTTCCCGCAGACCAGCCAAAAGATTCGGTCGTCAGGATCGGACGGGTGCAGGCGAAGAGCGTAATCATCCCTCGGTGCTGTGCGGCAATCCATGTCGCCCACGTCGGGACCCCGGAAGATGCCCTTGCCATTCCACGGCAGGCCCAGGAACTTCGACAGCGCCATTTCCCCCAGTATTCCCTCAATGTGAATTTGCCAGTCGTTGAGAGATTCATCTCCATGGGCGGGCTTGCGGTTCAGTTTGAGGTTCTCAATCTGCCGCGCGATACCCGCTAAGGCGCAAAGCTCGATCTCTTCGATGGGGAGGATGATGCGCTTGTTCATAATCAATTCTGTGGCGGAAACGCTGCGGCGAGGAGTTGGCGAATGCCTTGCGCCAGTTCTCGGCAGCGGGCCTTGCGCTCTGGATTCCAGTCGTGGCATTGTATCACTTCTAGCGCAAATCGGAAGTCCTCCAACTCCTGCCTGTTTGCCAGAATCGCTACGTTTCCGGGTTTAGAAATGTGAACGAGCAACTTGTTCTCTATCACTTCATGCGATGTTCGCTGAATGTCGTAATCGTCGCTCATTTCAATCCCTTGATCTCCTTGCTCAGCGGTTTGCCGTGGACCGGCGCCGCGATCGCGCCAACCATGGTGAGCAGCGCGGCCACTCGGCGAAGGCCCATGACGCCCTGACGGGCTTTAAACTTGTTCATCGGCAGGGCAGGATTCTGCGGCAGCGCGGTCTCCAGGAACTTGTTCCGCTCGATCGCCATCTCCGCGCGCTGCTCGGCTGTGCCTCTACGTTTTGCTTGGCCCATGGTATTGTTTTATCCCTCCGGGAGCGGGGGGCGTGATCGGTTCAGTTTCGAAGGTCCACCTCCCAGCGAGTCCGTGATCAGTCCACACGAAGCGAGGATCAGCGAATTTCTTGTTGCGCTGCCAGATGCGGCGCGCGGACTCGATCGTGAGTTGAAGGAAGGGTGTCACTTGTTCACCCCATAAAGGAAGCAAAGAGCCTTGATGATTCGCACCCGCTCCCATTGTCTCGCCGTGTTGAGTATCCTTACAACTTTGGAGTAGTAGTGCATCCTCACTCGCCTTTGACGCTTCGGGCTTTTCATTCAGTCCCTCGATTGAATCCCGCACAGTTTCCAGTTCTTGTGCCCGTTCTTGTTCATCCACGTCTCCACCTTGATCGCGCAGCGGACGATCTCGCCGGGGATGTCGGCAGCGTTCAACTCGTTGGTCGTGTCGCGCTGGCCCTTGTGGGGACCCACGCGCTGTGGCGTCGAGGGGATCATGTAAACGCTGTAGTGCAGGCGGGAGTCGTCGCGGACAAAACCGGCGCTGTCTTGCCACTTCACGTCAACTTGGATGCGATTACGATCGAGATCGTGAACAGCCGTAACCATCACGTCCGTTGGCACGTTGCCGTTGAAGATTCGGACGCAGTCTCCACGCTTGAGCGCTTTGGCTTCGGAGACTTTCACTTGACCTTGTCCTCCCAAAATTCCCACAGCCCGTGCAGGATCGGGTGGAAGTTGTGCTGCATCATTTCCTCCTGCGCTTTCTCTTTGCTCCAGCCGTTGCATTGAATGCGATACATGCCGACGACGAGCCCTGTCCGGTCCTCACCGTGCTGGCAGTGGATGAATATGTTTGTCATCGAAATTCCACCGTAGCGATTGAACACGAATCCCGGTTGCAGGGACTCCAGCCCGATCTGCTGCCAGAAATTGATCGGCGCGCGGTAGACCGTCATGCCGATTTGCTCCGCGTAATTGTCGGAGCCTTCGCGCTCTGTGTTGAGCTTGATCACCCTGGAAACGCCAAAGGCTTTGAGGTAGTCCCATCCCTCCCTGCTCGGCTGGCCTCCGCGCCAAACGCCGGGGCTCACCTTGTAAAAATTCGGGATTCCGAAACTTGTTGGCTTCGTAGCGCAGGACGTGGTGAGCAACAGGGCGGCGCCGCTGATAATTTTAATGAGCTTCATGGCAGTGCGTAAAGAATCCCGCGTTTGTTCCCTTCGGCCTCCTGGTTGTAAACCAGTTTGAACTGTGGATTGATTTTGTTCAACGACTCCAGGACGTAGTCGAGGTCAAGGTCCTGCCCGTTGTAGGAGTCGAAGCCCCATGGCCTGCCGGGGACTTTAAAGTCGTGGATGATGATGACGCAAGACTTCGGGCCAAGCTCAGCGATCACCTTCAGTTCGTCCAGGAGCGGCCAGCACTCCCCGCCGTGGGCGTCGAGGTAGAAGCAAATGCGGGGTCTCAATGGAATTTCGGCTGACAGCGTCAGAAGCCCTCTTAAAATATCGGGTGAATTGCCGCACCACTCCGATATTCCAGGCCCCAGATTACGTTTCAAGAATAGGTCGCTGTTGTTGTCGATCGTATGAACATGGTTGACGATCTTTTTCGCCTCGCGTGCCCCGTGGCCTTGATCAGTGCCGGTCTCAATCAGTGTGTTAATCGAGAACTCTTCAACGAGTTGCTTGAACTTTTCAACGGCTATGGGGTCGTGGAACATGATCACTCGTAATACCTGAACCAACCAACAAGCTTCTTGAACCAATTTGGGATTGATCGCTCAACACAATCCAGGTCGTGACAGTTCGGACTCCCACTGCATTGCTTGCCGTGACGCCGCCAGTGATCAATAGCTAGATCGTTACCAGGGTGATGAACAACTTTCGTCCAGCCGACCAAATCACAGAATCCCCAAATGAGCGATCCCTTAACGCCGTGGTAGTCCAGGAACAACTGCTTTCGGGTCAAACTCCAGATCGTATGCCAAGGCCCGCCGTAGTAGGCGTGAACAACGAGCAGGCACTCGGACGCGGCGATTGGAGCGATCTTCATCATCGCGGTATCGGATTTAATGTTATCCTTAATCCGGTCAAGGCGCATTGCCATTTGCTCCGGGTTTCTCGGGAGGTTTCTATGTCTCCTCTTCATGTTTCGACTCCGCCCGCCACAGGTTTATGTGCCCAATGCTCCGCAAAGTATTTCCGGTTCGAATTGCATGCGTAGCAAGTGCATCCTGGACTGTAATTTCCAATTCCTTTTTCAAGCAGATAAAGCTCGAACCCTCCAACATCAGTCGGCTCGGGGAACTGCGCTCGTTCGATTGTGACATGCTTGTCCTTTTTCAAACCCAGACCTCTTTGATGCAAGGCAGGTCTTCCGGGTCGCTGGCCAAGCAGGTTAAACCATCGGGCACCAGATCGCGAGCGGCACTGAGCGTCTTCTGCGGCTGGCCGATCATCTCCATGGGGATCGCAATCACCGCGCTGTCCAGGCGCATTTCGTGGCGCCGGACAACGTACTCGCCGGGGAAATCGCTCGGGTGTTCGTAGATCACGAACATGGAGAGCTTTTCAACTTTCTGGTTCAGGGTTTGGTCGCCCACGGTGCTTGTTCTTTTGTTGTTCCAGAAATGAATTATGGAAAGCGTCGATCTGCTCCGTTGTCAAAATTTTTGCCTCCATCGAGGCGGCGTTTCCGGATTGTGATGTTCGAAAGTCCATGAAATCTTTTGCCATTTGGTAGACCGGCCACATGGTCGCCCTCTCCCTTTCGGTCGCGGTCTCCAGCCCCACGGGAATGATCGTCATCGTCGTGACTTGGCCCTCCAACTCCTTGACCTGGATTTTAATCTCAAACATTGACCTTCTCCCATTGGATGGTTGTTAATTCCTTGTCAGGCGGCAGCCTTCCGGATTTCAGTATCGCTTCGGCGGCAATGTGGAACGCGCGATCGTTGAGCAATGTCTCTGGCGTCGTGGTTGAGCGATGATATGAACAAGCGTGAATGTCGGTTTGGTGAATCACGGGAGGGCTGTTGTGGTTGGATCGGAATTCAAAGTTGACCTTCCACTCCGCCTTTTCCGGACACTTGTAAAAATCGCAGTTCACGGAAGCTTCTCGATTTCGTCGGCGTAATCGCTCCAATTCACACCAAGAGCAGCGGCGAGAATTCGCTCAACTCCAGTGGCGATGCAGTGTTGCTTTTTATACGGAGCGTTTGGATCGTCTCCAGGCTCGTCGTTGTTACCCTTCGCCCGCCTATTTTCAAATTCAATGTCGAAATCATCCACAGACTTTTGCTCAACTCGATCGGCTCTACAGATCAGAACTTCAACAAGTTCGTGGACCGCAATCAGCGCCTCCATTTCCCAACACGGAAGCTTGCTGACGCGGATATTAAGCGTGACGTTGATCAACGGCAGGTGCTCGCGCCTGCACCCAGGGCACGTGACTGCTTCAACCCGTGGAGTGATCATGCTTTGAGAGCACTCCTTGCAAAAATAAGTATAGTCGTAAAACCAATCACCCACGGTTGGATACCTCTGGTCCTTGTGCTCGATCGTTTCGATGACGATTCTCAAAATTGTTTGCCTCCAGCGATCAAGCGGGCCTCATGTGTGTGATCCTGCCGCTTCGCGTTGTAAGCCATTTTAGCGTCGAAAACCTCCTGAACATCGTACTGCGAATGGAATCCGGCAAGGTAGTCAAATATCCGAATCATCGTGTCGACCTGCTCAACAACCGCCATCGGATATTGAGGCAGTTTGTCATCCATCAATCCCTTGCGTTCCCCCTCAAGGCACTCGCTCAATTCTGAGTGCTCCAGGGCAATAAGCTCGCCCTTGTTGCGCTTGATCGGCTGCCCAGTCGCCGGGTCCTGCCACCATTTGATGTTCGCAGCGTGAACTGCTTTCGAAATATCGTTCAGGTTCATTGCTTCGGACTCGGTTCAACAGCGAGTTGATTGTGATTGAAAATATGAAGTATGCCGCGATCGTCCTCCACGACGTACCGGCAGGCGCCAGATTTCTTCGTGAACGCACTCACGATCTCGCCCGAAAAGGTGTAATCGCCCCCGATCTTTCGAACGTGCAGGCCGACCCGAAATAGAAAATCAGTCTTGGGAGTTGTTTGATCGTCGCTCAATCGTCGTGGATAATGAACGAGCGGCTTGACTTGTCAACAACAATTTTAGTGAACAACTGGGAACAAGTTTCCATTGACCCCATAGACAACGCATGAGATAACCGGCATGCGACGTTCACAAATGACGCCACACTTTTTCAACTACACCCTCGGAAACTCGGGTTTTACCGTTCGTCAGAGCGGGATTGTCCCTCGTCGCGCCGGGGGTGTAGTTGAAGGAGTCTGGTGATGTTCGCCAAAGTTTTTGAGCAAATTCTTGATTCGTCGATAGCTTCCGACTGGCAAATCCGGCACGTATTCGAAGACTTCCTGAAGCTCGCCAGAAAGGTGGGCTCAGACTGGATCGTCGATATGACTCCGGACAGCATATCGCGGCGAACCGGGGTCCCGCTGGACATTGTTGAGCGGGCGATCGCAAACCTCGAAAGCCCAGACACGCAGAGCCGGACTCCAGATCACGACGGACGCAGGCTTATTCGCCTGGATGAACATCGGTCCTGGGGATGGATCATCGTCAACTACCAAAAATACAGGGAGATCGCTTCCAAGGAGATGGTTCGCATGTCGGAGGCTGAGAGGAAGAAGGAATACCGCAGCCGATCGACTCCCCTCTCCCCCTTTCCCCCTGTACCCCCTAACCCTTGTACCCCTCAGAGTACAGATACAGAAGCAGAGCGGTCCCGTGTTGGTCCCGGACATGTCCCGGACAGACCATCACTGAACAACATGGTTGAATACGGGAAGACCATAGGTCTATCTGTAACAGAATCAACGAAGTGCTTCGATTATTACCAGTCAAACGGCTGGAAAGTAGGACGAAACCCGATGAAGGACTGGAAAGCCTCAATGCGTAACTGGTCCCGCAACGTCAATGCAACCACTCAAAAACATAATCCCCCGCGTTATGACAGAAATTCGGCAATCCTCGGCGATCCCAGCCAATACAACTCAGAGACCGCGAAAAAGTCCGCCCAAAAAGGTGCCAACCTTCCGGGACTTTAAAACCTTCGAGGACGCGACGTTGGTTTTGATGCTGGAGACGGCAAAAACATTCGCCGACGCAGCAACGATCAACCACGAACCGCACTGGATCACATTCTGCGGCACCCCAGGGACAGGGAAAACCTTCCTTGCGGACATCGTTTTCAATCACCTGAAGAACCTCAAGCCGCTCGTTGATCATCCCAGCCTAACGTCAGGAGCAATGCGGAGGCATTGGCCTAAAACTTTCGGAAAAATCATGGACGGTGAATTCTGGAGGATTGAGGAAATGGGAGACGCGAACCTGCTCATGCTTGATGAACTGTCCTGCTCACTTGATCAAAAGGGGACCGAGCGCGAATACATGTGGCGCGTCCTCAGTGACCGAATCAACAAGTGGACGATCATCACTTCCAATTACTCACTGGACAAAATTGCGAACCTGATTGACGTGCGAATCGCCTCCCGCATGGTCCGGGACGGTTCGGTTGTTGTGGAGGTTAACACGGTAGATTTCGCCAACAGGTGACTTATGCACCACCCACCAAAACGCTACACCGACGAGGCTCAAATCATCAAGGACATCGACCGAGCCAAAAAGCGCGTGGTTAGATTAACGAAGCGCGCTGAAAAAGAGGACGCTGAGGCCGACGAAATGGCGAAGTTGGACGATCCCAGCAACTCCGAAAAAATAACAACTCTCAGGGAGTTCGCCAGAGACGATCGCGATAAGGCTGAGCGAATCACGAAGACTCGATTGGTGCGTCTCCAGAACACTCTCGCCGCGTTCCGAACCGAACTCCTGCCTGGAGTGGCCGCTGACAACTCAGTCACCCTTCAAAGAAAATGAGCTATCGACCAATCACCGACTTTTGGTTTTTAACCCGCGCGAAACTGAAGGGTGGGAAAAAATACTATGGCGCCTATCTTGGGGGATTTCCTGAACGAGCAAGACGCTTGATTGGTTGTTCAATCGAGGAGCCTCTCCTCCATGTGTGTGGCGGCATGGCCAAGTTCTACCCTTACGCCGGGGGATTTGGAAAATGGGATAAAACCATGGACGTGAATCCGGCCTGCGAAGCGGACTATGTTCATGACTGTAGGATTGATCTCTGGCCTTCGGGGATCGCGAACACCGTCGCCGCAAGCGTTCTCTATCCAGACAAACCATGGGGAGGAATCCTGATTGACCCTCCCTACAGCGAATCCGACGCAGAGCAGTACCCACCAGGGCGAGACATGTACCCGAATCCTCACAAGCTTGTTGAAACAGCGATCGGGGCAGTTCGTGTCGGAATAAAAATCGGGATCATTCATTACGTCGTGCCGCGCTGTCCAAAAAACGCGAAGTTTATCGCGTGCGTTGGGGTCGCGTGCGGTTTTGGAAATCGGCTGCGAGCTTATTCGGTTTTTGAAAGGCTTGAGTGATATGAGTGAGGAGGCTGAAAATTGGGACAGCGCACAGCCTGCGGACCTCAAGCGCACGCGCCGCGTCCGGAACGGCTCCGGGGCTGCTCCCGTTGATCGCCTCCCGCCGCATTCAATAGAGTGCGAAACGGCGGCGCTGGGCTGCATCCTCCTCTCACCAAAAGAGTGCATGGCGGAAGCGATCGAGGCTCTCCGCGACAACGGGCAGGAGTTCTACGATCTTCGTCACCTCACGATCTGGGACGCTCTGGTGGAGATGTACGATCGCGGCACAGTCATTGACGTGATCAGTCTCCAGCAGCAACTCAAAGACAAGGACATGCTTGAGCAGGTAGGGGGAATCGCCTACCTCTCAGCGCTTCCAGATTCAACTCCGTCCGCCTCCAACCTGAATTACTACCTCGGCGTAATCGTGGAGAAATTCATCCTCCGAAAAGCACTTCAAATCTCTGCTGAAATCGGCGAGCGCGTCTACAAATACGAGGGCGAAGTTGACGAATTGATGGATACGATCGAAGCGGACATGCTCAGCATCCGTGGAAGGCGTCAGGAAAATGATGTTAAGACGATCAAGACGCTTATTCGTGAGAACATTTCCACGATCGAGGACTATGTCCAGCGTCAGGGCGTCGTCACCGGAATCCCCACGGGATTTACAGACCTCGACAAGATGACTTCAGGGCTTCAAGCCTCGGAGATGATCGTCATCGCGGGCAGGCCCTCAATGGGTAAAACCTCGCTGGCGATGAACATCGCGGAATTCGTGTCGCTCGAAGCGAAGTTGCCAGTCGGAGTGTTCTCGCTGGAAATGTCGGCGCCGTCGCTCACGCTGCGTATGCTCTGCTCTCGGGCGCGCGTGAACCTGCGGAGCATCCGGGAGGGATTCCTCGCGGAGAGAGACGTTCCGCGACTCCGGACAGCCGCCGACCGTTTGATGAACGCCCCGATTTACTTAGACGACTCGGGGGCGCTCACGATTATGCAACTGCGTGCCAAAGCGCGCCGCATGGCCATGCAATACGACATCAAGCTCGCCGTGATCGACTACCTTCAACTCCTGAAATCGACCAACCGCAAGGTGAAGAGTCGACAGGAGGAAATCAGCGATATTTCCAGCGGGATCAAAGCGCTGGCGAAGGAACTGGGAATCCCGATCATCGTCATGAGCCAACTCAACCGGGAAATGGAGCGCGAAAAGAATCGCAAGCCCAGGTTGGCGGACCTCCGTGAGTCCGGCGCGATAGAGCAGGACGCGGATTTTGTGGGAATGCTGTACCGACCGAAATCTGACGACGAGGATTCTGAGGACGACTACAACGACGCCGTCGCGATGAACCTGCTCATTGCCAAGCAGCGCAACGGTCCAACCGGGGACGTGAATCTGACTTTCCTGAAATCGTTCACCAGGTTTGAAAGCGCGGCGAGGGTCTCCGACGAAGACGTTCCGCAGCAGACTCAATTTCCAACATGAAATTTTCCAGGGTCTGGGCAATGCCCAACAAGCACACGTTCGACATCAAACCGATCGGAGAGTTTGTGCGTGGCTATCTGTCCCAATCCAGGGTCTCAATCGACCCGTTTTCTTCAAACAAAAAGCTCTGCACCTACAATAACGACTTAGCGTTTGACGGGATCGACGCGGAGGAATTCTGTAAGCTAATTCATGATCAGAAAATTGTTGTCGATCTTGCATTATTCGACCCACCTTATAGCCCCAGACAAATGAGCGAGTGCTACAAATCAGTTGGCCTTGAGGTGGGTATGAAGCAAACCCAGAATGGTGCTCTTTACTCCAGAGTCAGGAACGCACTCCTACCGTGTTTATCAAGCGACTCGATTGTTTTGAGCTTCGGCTGGAATAGTGGCGGTATGGGCGAGAAGCATGGCTTTGAAATCATAGAGATCATGCTCTGCTGCCACGGAGGGGGACACAATGATACTATCTGCCTCGCTGAAAGGCGAGTTAGGTAGCCTCAGCGGGCTGCTCTTCCATTTCCTCAACGCATTTGTCGAGGGAATCGGCCTCGGATTCCAGATCGAACCCGCGAACCTGTTCGGCTATCTCCTTGCACTTGTCAACGGCTTCTTCCGGCGTGTCGCCCAGGGCAACAACCGAACCGATCTGTTTCATCTTCGCGATCTGGGGAATGAAAAAATCCACAATTCCGCCGTCGCCCTTCGTGTCGATACGGCAATGGTTGTAAATCTTCAAGTACTCCCGAATATCCTCGGGGAAGCGAATCGGTTGCCAGCGATCCAGAGCCCATTCTGAGCAGAGCAAAATCTGCGCTCCGAATTTCGCTTTCCACTTCGGTTCAACAAGCGTTCCCTCGGCTCCGTAGAAAAGAACCTCGTCGAGATTCTCCATCGCCTCCCACATGACTTCACCGGCAGGCGAAGCGTGGCGGCAGGTGAGATCAATCGGGATGTCGTTACGGAGTTCGCTGGAGAATGCGTTGCAGTAACCAAGCTCCTTCATCACGGGAGCAACTGCCTTGTTCACCGCGATCAATTCCGGTGGCAGATCATCGTAGTTTGAAACCTTCCCAAAGTAGGACTTGTCCTTTTGCTCGATGCCCCAGAAAGAGGATTTCGGGAACTGTCCAAACACCGAAAAACCGTCGTAGCCGATCTCCTTCGCGTCCGGAATGCTGGCCTCGATGATGAACGGCGTGAGGTATTGCAGTCCGCCATATTTCAAATCGAATTCATCAATCGCACCCTTCGCGTCGACGTAGTCTCTGGCGAACCACGTCTCGCCCAGGCCGCGAAATCCGGAGACCTTCACAAACCAGCCCTTGTCGCTGGGATTGTCCTGGAAGAATTTCCTCAGTGCGGCTGTGCCTTCAACGAGGTGGGACTCTCCAATTGGGACACCGGCTTTTTCCAATCGCTCTTTGGCTGTCCAGCGCGCCAGTTCAAGCTCGGCGCCTAAACCTGATCCCCAAACACGGTAGCCATGGTCTCGGAAATACTTCTGGAGCCAACCGTCGTGACAATCAGGGAAGCAAATCAAACTGAACTCGTCCACGACCTTGTCGAAGTATTTGATGCGCTCCACCCCTTTGAGTCCATGCCCAATCAGCAACTCCCGACCGTCAGAAAAGGAGGTCTCCCACGGAGAGAAGTAGCCGACGCGACCAAAAAACTTCGTGCAGAGTTCCGCGAGGCTCACAAAGAGCCCGTAGTCGTAAAACAAAATGCTATCGTTTTGCAGACTCACAGCGATCAGTTCTCAGACATCGGACTTTTCGGAGTCGCACCCTGCTTGACTCCGTTGATGAAGGTCTCCGCGACAGCCTGTCCAGTGCGGAGCTTCAAATCCGTCTGACTCTTCTCTTCGTTGTGCCGCTGCTGCTGCACAAACTTCTGTTCCTTGTGCTGCAACTGCTGCTTGGCTGTCGCGTCCTTGCCCTGGAGCTTCACCTTGAGAATTGCCATCTCGCTCTGAATCTTCGCCATGGCCTCCGGGTCCTGCTGCGCGCTGGCCTGCTTCGCGGCCTCCTGCTGACGCTGGGCGAAGGCCCGAACGTCGTTCATGATCTTGCCCAGCGTGTCGGCGTAAACCTTGACCCGAGCCTTTTCCTTCGGGTCCTGGGCGATGATCATAATGTGCTTGCCGATATACTTCGCGACGTTCTCCAGACCAACCAAATCCTCGGGTTTGCCGACGCCTCCAGTGGCCTTGATGCGTTCAACAACCTGCCCCATCATTCGCAGGAGCGTCTCGACGATCTCAATGTGGCTCATGCCCTCCTTGGGCTCCATGTCCGCGCCGAACATCAACGAGCCAAACGACTGCTGGGCGTGATCCACAGAATCCGTGACTTTCGACTTCGCATTGAGCGGCACCAGCCGCGCAGCCTTGCGAGCGTTGTTCGTAACCGCGAGGACGTAGTCGTGCTTGATCTCCTGCTGCGCGCCGGGATCGAACACATTGACGCGCTCCATTAGTTCGGTCGCTTCCGCCATTTCGAGCATCCGGTTTCCGTTTCCAAGGACCTGCTCGACTTCGACCTCCCAGCGCTCCGGGTCCAGATATTTCTCGTCCACGCCGTCGTTGATGCAGTCGCGCCGGAATTTCTTCACGTCGAAATCGTCAGAATTCTTAATGCCGAAACGACGGGCAATTTCCACGTCCGCGAAGTACTCCTGTCGGTAGGCTCGCCCGAGCATGGACGACATGAGGGAGCTAACCTGAGCGAGAAGGGCCTGCACCTCGTATTTGGTGCGCTCCTTCTGCGTCCCGCTGTCCACGTTCTGCGTGTACATCGAAGCAGTCTCGCCCACTCGCTGCTTTAAATTGGAAATGAGCCCTTGAACGAGCGGAGCCTGAACCTGATACCGCTCATCGGCTGTCACCATGTTTAATCCCTCGGGAAGCAATCCCACAATGCCCTGCAAAACCAACTTCGTCATGCGATCCCTGTCGGCGGGATCGTTCACGCGAAAGAGCATCATGAGTTGCTCGAAGACGTGCTGCGTGAACTGACAATTGAGCCGGTTCATGATCCAGACCAGATCGTAAACCAACCACGCGAGCGCTCGGATGGAATGATACTTGAACGGCGGCACGTTGTTGCCGTCGCCGAACTGGAAATGCACAAAGTTCCCCATGCTCTGAGCAAAGGGCCTCTTCGAAGCGTAGATGAAGCTCGCGGGATCGCTGAACGTCTTCCCAGACTGAACGTCCTTGTCGAGAATGAGCTTCCGATGCCAGCCCATTTTTGTGAGCTTCGTCGTCTCCTCCTCCAAGTGGTAGAAATCCCAAAACCAAATCATGGGAGCGGAGTCGGCGTCGTAGTAACAAGCGTTTTGTTTATACAACTCCGTCATCTGCTCCGGATTATTCGACCAGTCGTAATTCTGCTTATTCGTGTTGAGGTCCTTAAAATCGTTCAGCAATTTGCGAACGCTCTTGAGGTCCCAACCGGGATCAATGTTCTTTTTCTGCTTGGCGAACGTGCGCTTGAACAATTCCCCCGGCTTCATCCCTCGTCGGAAAGCGATGTACCGGCAATTATCCATCGTGAGATCGGTATCCGTTGGCAGGAGAATGTCCTGGATTCCCACGAACTGCGGGCGCCACTTGAATTCATCGAACCACACCTTTGCGCCAACGCCATGGAGCACGACCCCACCCCAAACGCAATCCTGCGTGTAGTAGTAAGCCGGACTGCGGCGCATGGTCTTGTTGATGCGATTGGTGATTTTGAAACCAGTGTCGCTCTGCTTGTCGACCGGCGCGTCCGGCACAGTCACTTTGAAAAAGTTCCCGGCCTTGCTGAATGCGTTCTCGTACTGGTTGCGCGCTTGATGCAGCAGGGTGCATCCCTGCTTGTCGTTGTAGTTGATCAGGATGTTGTTGTCCTGAGCTTCCTTTTGCGTCCACGGCGGCTCACCATTGAAAAAAGAGTTGAGGAGCGCGCGGTTTGGGGCGCGCGTGACCTCCGCATTCCTCATTGTGTCGATTACTGAGCCGACTTTATCCGGCGTTGAAAAGTTTATGGTACCTCGATTTCAGCGGGGAGTGGGGTTGATTGTTGCGGACTGGGCTCGTTGATCTCCGGGAGCAGCGATACCGGGGCAGAGCGCGCTCGCAGCAATGGCAAAAGCGAATGCGTTTTGTCCCGGTGGAAAATCACAGCCTCGGGCTTGATGAAGTCCAGCGTCAAAAAGTTCTTGGGAGAATCGGCATCACGGGCCTTCACAAACACAGGCGGCAGTTCCGGAAGGCCCCAGTAGTGTTGAATCAGTTTCGTGTCCGCAGACTTGGGGACTACCGCTTCAGCGCAACCAATGTCCCACGCGTCTTGACCGCTCCTCACGGACTGGAAGTTCTCGATTATCCCATAGCAGTCCGGGGGATAAATTGAACAACCCGTCAAATGAACCTTCGGAAGCTCGGGCTGTTTGTCCTGAGTGATCAGCGGTCCCATGAACCGCTTCGGGCAATCGCCATAAACATTCTCCAGTTGCTCCAGCCAATCAGGAACAAGCGGCACGCAATCCGGCTCCATCCAAAAGAAAGGCCAGCGGTATTGATCCTGAATCTGGTAGGCCACTTGCAGGAACATCTTATTGGGAGGCCAGCCGCCTTCTGTTACGGGGACCATCATCGCTTTAACGAAGTTGAACGTCGCCTTTGCCTCCCGCGCCATTTCTATTACTCTCTCGCTGGGAACCTCGTCGTCAGAGGCGAGTAGAATGGCTGCTGCCTTTGGCGTGTTGATCTCTGCCATCCACCGAATAATTTGCGCGGCGAGGTCAACGTCTTTTTTGCAGAAGGGAAGGACTACCAGGAGGGGTGTGCTCATATTGCGGGGCTGTTCTGTTCTGTGACGATCCAGCAAGCGGGTTGCTCCTGCCGGATTTTGTCGATCATGGGTTGCGGGGTTTCGGATAAAATGTGCTTCAACGGTACGTGAACTTTAGTCGGCAGGTGGCACCAGCAGAGTTCGCAAGTGTGTAGCTTGTCTTCACCTTCGACAGAGAGTTTGAGATTGTTCTTTTGCTCTGCAAGCAATCGGAGAAACTCGGCTGCCGCTTCAACAGGTCTGAAACCGGGGTTGTTAAATTGACAGGGAGTTCCGTTGTTGATCTGTGTGCACACATTGGCGCGGGCCTGGGAAATCTCGGGATAGACCGGAGTAAGCCCATCACCAAACCAACGGCGAATGATGCTCGCACCGTCAACCAACTGTCCAAGACGTTCGGCTGCACCCTGAACAGTTTCCCGGACGTGCTGGGCTGACACCTTGAAAAGTTTGACCGGCTGAAAGGTAAAAGTCTTTTTTTTTGACTGGACCCAGTTCGGGTCAAAGCCCAGCCGCTCGCACTGTGCGGCGTCGAGGTCTTCAGCGACTTCCTGGGCGGAAGCTCGGGGCAGACCATTGGCCTGCCTGACTCTCAGAATCTCGGTGACTGCCTCATTGAACGGGGACATTGACCGGAATCTGGCGAGGTCTTTGCCGTCGTTTCCCTTTTGGATGTACACCCATCCACCCGGAGGAAGTGTGGCGGTTGTTTTAAGTGGCATAGTTCAGACGCTTAGAGCCATAGAGCTTTTCCAACTTTCTCCTGCGTTCGTCAAGCCATTTGTCGCTATCGTTCTCGATCATGATCACGCCAAGCTTCTGCAAAATGAACCCACGACGGCGCGCTCCCTCGATCGCAGTAACAAGCCAGTCGTAGAGATCGGGGCTCACTTTCATCCTCTCGCGGGCCTTTTTGTCGTGTTTACTCTCCACAAAATACTTGTTCCCCGCCGCTGTGCCGTACTCGCGCTGACATCCCTCCCTCATAACATCCTCGGGCAATTCCCTCAACTGGTCGCTCTCGATCACGTAGCGGCTTGTCATCCAAAGCTCCGAAACAAAATCGTAGTAGTGCTCGTCACAGCGCTTGTGCCGACGTTGGCCAGTGTGTTCGTCCATTATGAAAAGATCATGACGAACGGGACGCTTGGTTGGCTTGCCTCCGAATTCAATCGGCACCGGGACAGAACTTCCAAAGACTCTCGCGAAGGCGGACCCCAATGTTCCGCGTCCGGTCGAGTCATAAAAGCCGTTCTCCACCAGAATGCCCTCCTGGTCCATGTCGCGCTTCACAAACTCTGCAATCTGGTCCTCTGGAATTTTGTCCGATCGAATGCTGACGGGAATAAGTTTCGGCGGATTCACCTTGATGATCTGTCGCCCCTCAAGATCGTTGCCGACTTCAATGGAGCCTCCAATACAGCGGTCCCCGCCAGTGCCAGAGTAAGCCGCATCCACAGCGTAATACTTTTTCCGCTCACCAGAGCCCCACACTGCTTTTTCAAGCGCATGGTGTTGAACGCACAGGTCGCGCGTGATCACCCGTCGCTCCAGTAAGCCGGTCTTCATCACTCCGACTGCCTGAGAATAATACTGCTGGGAATCCTTGCTCCAGAACGCCTCGACCTCGTCAATCGACTTGCGATTGATCATGTATGGGTAACGAGGTGGTTGATCCTGCGGGAAGTCGTTGTTGGGGGAATCAGTGCCGACAAAGTTGATGCAGCGGCCTCCAGGATATTTCGTGTCCCAAGTAGTCGTCTTCGTCGGTTCAGCCAAACTCGTCCAACCACTCTCGGGCTCGCAGATCATTCCGAGCGGGTCCATGGGGTCGATCGGGTTTCCCATGAACACACCCTTGAAGTCCGGATTGTTTTTCAAGTTCGACACGGAATCCAGAAAGGTGATGCCCATCAACTGGCACTCGTCAGCGAACAAGCGAACGCGCTTCTGTTTGATGCCGACATATTTCCCAAGCCCGACGTAGCGTCCGCTCTGCAAGCAGGGAATGCAGATGATCCCCCGCGTGAGGACGCGCGCTCGATCGTCTTCCTCGATGTCGTCCGTGGCGATCGCATGAATGGATTCAAGGACAGTGCCGGGGAGATAATCGAAGCGCTCCCGGCCACGGTTGTAGAGGTCCTTGATCTTCCCCCACACTCGAAGCTCCAGGCCGCGAACGTCGGTCGAGGAAACCAGCGTGCAAGTGTTTTCCGGGAAAACCCAATAGTCAGTCAGGGCGAATTTGGCCCCGGAGTACGTCTTGTTGGAACTGGCGGGACCCATCATGCCAGTGATCGTGTTTTGAATCTGCTCCTGCAACGAAAGTTCAGCCCAGCGATGCCAATCGTCTTCGGGCCAAATCAGCGTCATTGCGCGCTTGTAGTGTTCGAAAAGTCCCAAGCCGATTTCTCCACGTTCGCCCTGCCACTTCCCGCCCCGGCGAATCATGTAAAACTCTTTTTGGAGGTCGTCGGTTTCGGGGGTCCAGTCGAGACCGTACTTTGCTATTTTGTTTGACATCGGACTGCGGAAGAGGACTCTAATCTTGGCTTGACCCCGCAGCCAGAAAAATATGAGTACGCCAAAATCTTGCTGTGCCCCTTGCCCCGATGTTCCGACTGTAAATGTCCCCGGAGTTGAAGGTCCCCCCGGCACGGACGGCACGGACGGAACAAACGGACTTAATTCTTTCACGAACACCACTGCCGACTTCATTGTTCCGGGGCTCGGCGGCAACGTGACAATCAACGTCGCGGATTCCTCTTGGATGCTTCCAGGACAAACCGTCTTCATCACTGGCGCTGGTAACTTTACCGTAGTCTCCAAACCGACGACGACCAGCGCCACTCTGAACTATGACAACGTGGGAGCCAACACCGCGACTGGAAACACAATCAGCACCGGCGCGGGGGTCTCGCCCTCGGGAAAGATTCTGACGGCGCTGCCGCTGACTTCGAATTATCAATCGGGTGGATCGCAGGCCATGACGATCACCCCGGCTCAAGTCCTCAACGGAGCGATAACTCTGGCAGATGCGGGGACATATCTTCTTCTGGCAACTGGCCGATTTGATTTCAGCATCGCGACTTTCAACAGCGAGCAAATCCTGACGTTCAAACTTCGACGAACGAACAACACGCCCGGTGATATATCGAACGCACTCGCCCACTTCGATACCGGCCTGACAGTTCTGGTGAGCAAAACCATGGCAGTCATCCCGCTTCCCCCGGTGAGCTACACCGCGACGGCAGGAGACATCATTCAGCCGTTCGCCAGTCTCAACGGATTGCCCTACTCGGGAAGCTTGATCGCTGTCGAGGTGGGCGTCATGGCTGTTCGGATTTTCTGAGCATGGCCAAAGAAAAGGAAACGCCGACTTGGATTGACGGATTCACCCAACTTGACGCTGGGATGAATTCCGGAGTGGCCCCGCAGATTCTCCCGAGAAACCAAGCCGCGTTTGCAACCAACTGCACCTTCCGTGGAAATTTCGTCACCGACCGGCCTCCGGTGAGAAAGATCACGCTGGACTTTGGTGGCAATGGATCGACGCAGCAGAACTTCGAGGACAAACTTTTTCAAGGCGCAACGTATTTCAATCCCGACATAGGCGCGCAGGCGTTAGTCGCGGCAATTGGTGGACGCTTGTTCGACTGCTCCATCAACGGAACTGTCGCAACCATTGTTGATGCGACTGTCCTCGCCGATCCAAATCCCCCCGACGTGCCCCAGGCATGGCTCTGGCAAGCAGAGTCGTGGATTATTTGGACCGATGGGCAGAGCACGCCAGTATTTTACAATCGTGTTCAACTGGCGAGGAGATCGAACGCCTCCGGATTCATCTGGGGAAGAATCGTTATCACATACGGTCCAATCTTTGCACCCGCCGTTGGTCAATACGTGGTTGTTGGTTGGGCTGGCACGGGTGGAGCGCCAGCACTTGGAACACGGGTATTTTTTGGCGCCGATGAATTTGAGTTTGGCGGCTACGCTTTTTCTCCCAGCAATCCGAATCCGGCTGCTCCAACCATAGCGCAACAGATTGCTCTTGGGGCGACATCGCCGACGTGGAAAAATATCAGCGCAGTTCCGGGAACCAATTACCCGGCTGGCGTTGTGATTCGAAGCGTGAGCGGAGGCGGAGGAACAGAACTTCCAGTCTGTCGAATGGGGGCGTACGGTATGGGTCGTAATTGGATTTCACTTCCGGATAAGAGGAGCTTCCTCGGTGGAGACATCGTAGGCAGTAGCACCGGCACTGCTCAATACAATTTTCGGGATGCAGTGCTCAACGTCGCTTCGAATCCCTTCCTCGCTGCTGGGAAAACATTCAGCGTCCCCGGACAGAATCAAGCGATCAACGCCATGTGCTTTGCCACGACGTTGGACGTGTCGCTCGGGCAGGGACCTCTGGAAGTTTACACCGCAAACACCGTTTTCAGTTGCCTCTCGCCGGTTGATGATTTCATGTGGACTACGATCACGAATCCGATTCTCACGGAATCTCTGATTGGAGCCGGTGGGCTCGGGCAGAATTCCACGATCGCCGCGAGCGGGGACACAATCTCCCGATCCCTCGATGGAATTCGCTCCCTGATTCTTGCGCGCCGCGATTTCGATACGTGGGGCAATGTTCCGATCAGTGAGGAAATGCTCCGCGTGTTGCCGGACGACGACGCTTCGTTGCTTCAGTACAGCAGCGCGATTGTGTTCGACAATCGCATGCTCATGACGTGCATTCCCACAGACGGACCAAGGGGAGTCTATCACCAGGGATTGATCGCTCTCAACTTCAGTCCGGTGAGCAGTCTTCGCGGCAAGCAGCCCTCGATCTACGATGGATTTTGGAGCGAGTTAAACGTCCTGCAACTGCTCAAGGGCCAATTCCTCGGCGTCGAACGCGCGTTCGCCTTCTGCTTTAATAAGGTCAACTCCAAGATTGAAATCTGGGAACTTCTCCCGACCAGCAAGACAGATCACTTCGACAACGGCACAACTCCCATAACTTGGTCCTTCGAGTCCGCGTCCTTGATGCGTCAAGTCAAAGGCAAGGGGGAATTCGAACTCTGCCGATTGATCGACGGGGAGATTTATATTTCTGATTTGATTGGCACCGCAAACTTCCAGGTATTTTACCGTCCCGATTACGACGATTGCTGGCACCCGTGGCATAGCTTTAGTGTGTGTGCGAAAAACACAAAGCCGGGAGAGCCGAAACAGTATCGCCCCCGTCTCGGTCTCGGTACCCCTGACATTACGAAATGCGATCCCACAACCAACAAGCCGTTTGCTGTTGGAAGATTCTTTGAAGTCCGAATCCAAGTCACGGGGCATTGCGTCATCAAGGGGGTGTTGATTAAGGCCACGAAGGAGGACGAGCAGGAGTTTGCCCCACAAGTCTGCGACCCAATTTGCACATGAGCAAATGCGAGCCATGCCAAACGATTACGGAATGCCTCCGATTCCCGATCGCCTTCTACAATCTGAACGTGGGCAAGCACTACTCGAATCCGTTGTTGGGTTTTCAGGTTGTGCAACCGGACGGCAGCGTGCTCACAGTGTACGTCCCACCCGGAACGGTCAATGTTGATTTCCCGTTTCCTCCGGACGTTCCAACAGATTATCCACCCGTGGTGCTGCAATGCCCCAATGGAGGGACCATCGTTCAAACTATTCCCCCCGGATCGACGCAGGCACAGATCGACGCAATTATTGCCCAGATGATTTTCAACTGCGCTCAGTCGATCGCAAATCAACCTCCACCCGGCCCGCCCCCGCCGAATCCCCAAACGAACGACCTCGTATTTTTCGATCACCCGTGTCCGGGAGGGACACTTACATTGTCCGTTTCTCCGCCTTCATGGATCACCCTGGACGCAGTTAACAGCCGACTCGTTGGAGCGGCTGGCACGTTCACCTCAAATTCAAAGGCGTCGGCCAATGCGATCGCCCAAGCCGCGATTGACGGGTGGGGAAACCAACAACTCGGACTCGGCACACTCACATGCGTTTCGTCGTCAGGTTGTGGAACCCTCCCAACGCTTCGAGATTCCAAAACGGACACGACAATGAACGCAACGGTTGCTTTCCAGAGGGGAGGCACTCTCTTCATAGAGGCGGGCTCGAATTTAACTAACGCCTTTTACAATCTCCGCGACATTCGGGACATGAATGTGATTAACACGAACGCCCTTGGTGTTCGTAATGGTCCTCCGTTCGGCGGCTTTTGTCAGTCGAGCGGCAAGTGGGCATTTGTCGACCTCGATAGCTCAGACTTCAACGGCATCATCCGGCGAGTCACGATCGGCGCTGGCACGACATCGCCGACAGCGGCGCCATTCGTGATCCCCAACGTCGGCAACAACGTCCAAATACAAGTCTCCTCAACAGTTGGATTCCTCGCGTTGGACACGCTGTTTATTCTCGGAGTCACTTACTCCGTGGTGAGCGTGGACAGTGGGGTTTTGATGACGATCCAAAATCTGACTGCGACTCCCGCGGGAACAGTTCCGTCAGGCTCCCTGGTGAACGATGCCACTGGTTACACTTTCACGATCAACAATACGGCTTGGCCGATCAATCTCTCCACAACGCTCGGGTCTGGAAAAAGAGGATCATGGGCAAACAACAGCAACGGGCTCGTGTACTTCGCGCTCGCTGGATCGCTGGTGTGTTTCAACACTGCGACCAATGCCATCGTCGCAACAGTGTCTCCAAACATCGGAACGATGGACCTTAACGGCGTAACCGTAGACGAAGCGACGGGTAAAGTTTATGCGTGCGGCATAGACTTTATCAATAGCATCGGATACCTCTACGAATTCGATTCATCTCTGGGCTCGTTTGTTCAGCACGCTTTGCCGAATTCTGGAAACATTGGAAACGTAAACAGCCCAGTGTTCTCTCCCTCCACGGGCTTGGTTTATGTCCCCACAGAGGATAATTCCAGCAACGTAGTGATTTACGCAATCAACCCGTCCACCGGAGCCGCTGACGCGACGATCCCGGTACCAACAGGGTTTTCGGTTATACTTTCGGCGGCGTACAGTTCAGGCGGATACGACTTCAACACCGATCAGGCGTACTTCGCAATTCAATCAAATGTCACCTTTGGCGTTGAAGCGTACGTGATTTGCACAACGACCAACACTTTGCTGGGGCTGGCCAACACGCCGGATGCCTTCGCAACCGCCCCATTTTTCTCGTATGAAGATCACTTCAAGTCCGAGATCACTGCCCGAAACAACGGCGGCACGTTTCAGGTGAAACTGGAGCGCTATTCTCCGTGATTGCCAAAACCCAAACAAAGGAGTAAAGCAGTAACGATGCTAACTTTTGGAGACTGTAAGGCGAGTCGGCAAATGATTTCTGCCGCTGCTGTGTGTCCAACGAGTGACGCCTTCCGCGACTACGTCAATCAGGCGACGGACATGCTCATGAAGCGCGGAAATTTCTGGGGAACGGTTCAGCCCTTGCAGGTCTGCGTATCAAATCAGTGCATCACGTGGAATCGGTACGTCGGCACCGTGCTCGCGACCAACGTGTGCCGATCAGCGTCTCGTCCTCAAAATAACTGGAGCGCGTTCGTCCCGATTGGACCGATGGGGATTCGTGGAGACGGTTTCGGATTTGGCCACGGTGGTTGCACCGGCGATCTGGTCCTTGAGAATGTCGGCACCAGTCCCGTGTTCAATCAGGTTGCTTGCTCGAAAGCCTTCTACGTTCGCGCCTACCCCTCCGTGCGTGCCGACGTGGGCAAGAAGATCAGGATTTTCGGGATCGACAGCAACGGTCAAACCATTCTCACCAAGAACGCTGACGGGACATGGTCCGAAGGCGTTGATATTACGATCGCGATCGAGTTCGCCTCAACGCCGATGCTGGTGGGGGAGATCACGCGAGTTATCAAGGAGCCCACTCAGGGCGTTGTGAGACTGTTCCAGTACGACCCCGTGGAGAACGTGCTTGTTGATTGCGCCGTTTACGATCCCTCTGAAACCAATCCGGATTACAGAGTCTCCCGCCTCCACGGATTTGTTGGACGCGGCTGTTGCAATTGCTCTGGAGTGAAAAGCATCAAGGCCCTTGTTAAGCTCCAATTCATCAAAGTCCAAGTGGACAACGATCTGGTGATTATCGACAACGAGGATGCGATCGCGTTGGCAATTCAGTCGATCAAGGCAGGAGAATCCGGTAAGATTGCGAAGTCGAATGGTTTCGAAGCCGCCGCAATCCACGATCTCAATTTGCAGTTGAGGGACAAATTCCCCCTCGACCAAACTCCAATCAGTTACAACCCATTTGGCACGGCAATCCCCGCTGGTCGAGCTATGATCGGGAGGATTATTTAGCCTATGGCAAACCCACTCTTCAAATCAGTTGGGGGAGGAACATCAACCGGGACTTACAATCCGTCGCCATCGCCGCGCACTGGCCAAGGTGCTTATGGTTTGGTGCCTGGAGCCATTGGCCTGCCGAATCCATCGGCGGACCTCTCTGCCGTTTACCCGAATCTGACAGGGCAAAACGCACAACTGTCCAAAAACATCATGGGCGAACTCAGCGGGGAGCTTTCTCCGGAGACGATCAAAACAATTCAGGATCAAGCCGCTCGCTTCGGTGTCATGAGCGGCAGTCCTCTCAGCGGTTTTGCTGGAGCAGCAGGGCTGAAGAATCTTGGGCTCTCGGTCGAACAGCAGCAAAAGGGAGGGCTCGCCGACTACCTCAATGCGATCACCGGAATTTCGAAGACGCAGACAGTTTCTCCGGAGCTACAGACCGAGACCGCTCTTCAAAATTCAGTCTTCAATGCGGCTCCCGACCCCGCAATGGCGGCAGCGCAGCAGCAGAAGCTCCTCGACAAATACCTCCAGGAAACCAGGGGTCCCGCTGGGGGCACGGTTGCTCAGGGGGTAACGAGGAGAAACATTTACCCCGGCAGTGCCGAATGGGGTGGTGCGCCATTTGATATTTGATTATGCCCTACGTACCGCCATGGCTCGACATCAAGCCCGCTGACTTCACGCAGGCTGCGGAGGCTGGCGCGAGGATTGGGACACAACTTTCCAGCATTGCGACAGACGCGCAGGTTGCCCGCGAGCGTATTGCTGCATCGGCTGCGGAAAATGCGTCACGTGTGGCCGCTGGAGCGGAAGAGGCCGCAGCACGCAGGGTGCAAGCAGCGCAGGAATCGGAGTCCGAGCGTCAATTGCGCCAGTGGGAAAACCAGCAGCGGATTCAGATGGAGCAACAACAACTCTCCTCCCAGGAAGGTCGCGCAGCCGCAGAGCTTGGGCAGAAAACTGCTTACGAAGGTGGATTGCTCAATCTGCGCGGCGCCGCCAACGACATCGCCCAGCAGCGCGCAGACATCGCTGCGGGCAAGGCTGGAGACACTGGCGGGAAAATGACTCCGCTGGACACTCACATGCTGAGTGACGCCCTGATTCGTCGACGGCAAGCGCAAGCGGCAATCACGAAAGCCTCTGAGGATATTTCAACCGGAGGACCGAGTCGCGACATGCTCTCGAAGCTTCGAGCGGCTGAAGCAGACATTGACTCGCTGACGAAGAAATACGCGGCGCCTCCGACTGCTGGCACGGGAACGAATCCGGCGATGCAAGAGGGTGCGCGCGTCAGAAGCAAAACCACTGGCCAAATGGGAACGATCAAAAACGGGGACGTGGTTTGGGACGCTGCTCCCGCGGCGCCTCCCCCCGGCGCTCTTTACTCTGGTCTTCCCGGAGGCCAGCCCGTATCGTCCGGGAATATGTTCATGGGGGCGAATCTGCCCGCGCTGACGGAGCAGGGTGCCCAGTGATATGCCCGCAACAAATTTCGATGATCTGGAGGTGCTCCCTCCGGAGTCTGACGTAGGACCGATTCAAGTCGGCTCTCTGTTGCAGAAGCCTTTTGTCCCGCCCCCGTTCACACCGCAGGAGATCAACATTGTCGGAGGCCAAAAACCCCCACTCACTGGCGGCGCTCTGCTCAACAAAGGGATTGCGGCGCTTCCCCCGGACTTGCAGGACGTGCTCACGAAGCAATTGCCGCAGGTGAGTAAAGCGATTGGAAGCTCCACTGAAGCCGTTGGGAATCTCGCTGTCGGCGCGCTGTCGGACCTGGGGCAAAACATCGTTTCACCCGAAGAGGGTTATCACACGGAGAATGTCCAGACGGCGCTCAACAACCCGATCATTCCCATGCCAGCGCGACAGGGAGAGGAGCGGCTCGTCGTCACTCCCGGCAAAGGCGTTGAGAGCGTTCGCAAACAAATCCCAGCGCAAGACATCGAGGAGCTTCCGACGTACGCGGACGTTCGCGCGGCACCTGGAATGAAGATTCCATTGATTGACACGCCGGTTGCATCCGCCGCGCAAGGCATCGTCAAGAGCCTTCCGCAACTGGCACTCACCGCAGCCGGTGGAGAAGTGATCGGAACGCCTGCCGCCGCTGCCGCCGTTTTTGGATCAACGCCGCAGGGCTTCGACCCCAAAGCCGCCGCGATCGCCGCTGCGCTGCCGTTCGCTGGCAAGTACAGCGGAGAGATCGCTGGAGCGATCGCCAAGCAGTTCGGCGTTGAAAGCTCCACGGCGCTCAACTGGATCAAGGGCGCGGCTGGAACCGCGGGACCGGCTGCGGGCCTTATCGCCGAACAGGAGACGGAGATCAGCAAGCTCCCCAAAGACCAGCAGCACGAAGCCCGCATAAATATGTGGGCGAACATTGCCGGACAACTCGCGCTCGGCCCCATGGGGGTTGAGTTCGAGCGTGGCGGCGCGCCGCGAGCAGAGGCAGTCCCGGAAAAGATTTCCGTCGAAGGCCGACAACTTAAACCCCGCGCTCCGGAACTCCCGGAGATCAAACCAGGAGAATTCTATGCCCTTCACCAAGAAACAGCACAACCTTTTCGAAGCCTGCGCGAAAGGATCGGGCAAGATGTCGGTCAAGTGCCCACCGAAGAAGGTGGCGGCGCGGCTGGCGTCAGAGGGAGTGAAGAAAAGCCCAGTCCGGAACCAGGGTCACGCGCTGGCGAAGTACGCGCAACACCTGTCGAACAGGTAACAGCATTCACCAAGGCCCTTGATGTCACTGGGCAGCGTCCGCCCAGCACGGAGGAGTCCCATGCCGCAGGAATGCAATCCAAGACGGTCGCTGATCTCGACCATTTGATTGAGGCACAGCGGCAATTGAGGGATAAGAAAACTGCGGCGAGCGATCGGGCGAAATCGGCAACCAGCCCCGAAGCGAAAATGGCGGCATTGAACGAGGGCATGGGCGCGGCGACCAAAGGACAACTTCCACGTGAAGCGATCGAGGCAGCGACAAATACTGGAAGCGCCAAAGAGGGTGAAGGCACCCGAAACAATCTCGGAGAGCGTCCCCTTGATTGGCGCAACAACCCGGAGGTGAAGGACTGGCTTCTCAAAAACGGCGCCGAACTCTGGGGCGAGAAAAGCGAGCAGTGGAAAAACTTTCAGGCGGAGGCAGCAGCGCATACTCCTGAATCGAAAGGGGGTGTTGTCAGTGAAGAAACGCAAAGGCTCCAAAAAGAAAAAGGGGTACTGAGCCCCGCAGTTCAAAATGTACTGGAGTCCGAGGCTGCGAAGGGCGCTCCCCGAAACCCGAACAACTTGGAAGTCGTCCAGCGCGGTCTCGGACCCACTGCTCATTGGGCAGTCGTCGATCACGGAAAGGGAGACATCGTCGCGACGTTTGGAAGCAAGGCTCTCGCTGAAGAACATTTGGCTAATCTCAAAGGCGGAAGAGTTGTTGATGTCCAGGCTGAGACCAGCACGGCCCCACAAGAGCCGATGGGTCTCCTCCAAATGAGATCAAAGTTATTCGGAGACATCAAGGGCAGCCTCAATGAATGGCTGAAGTCTGCATCACGTAACGACGTGATGGAAAAGTACAAGCTTTCCACCAGGATGCTCGATGCAATCCAGGAGGAAATAAAAACACGCAAGGGCTTAGGTGAAGACGAGAAAGCGTTGTTTCCATTGAGGTATGACACTGATGGAATACGCGCTGTTCTGGAGCACCACTTGATGACTAATCCGGAGCCCGCAATGGTTGGCCCCGGCGCTCAAACGATCGGTGAGGAAGGCAAGCCCGAACTCGCCCAACTCACCGACGCTCTCAAAACAATGGCAGATCAGGGCAAGGGGAAGCCTCAACTCAAGCGCGCGTATTCTCTGGGCGAGCAATTCCAGCAACTCAAGGCTCCGGTCCTGAAAGGCATCACCGGACTGAAGACCGCAGCGCAATCCGCAAAGCTCAGCCTGACTCGACCCACGGCATGGACTGGATTCAAAGCCGCATTGGGAGATCGTCAACTTGCCCTCAGCGAATCGACTCTGAACCTGAGAGACTTTGTCGACAAGGCAATGCGGGGCGTTCCGAACGCTCTCGATCGCGAAGCGATTTCCAATTACGTGGACAACGGCGGAGACCGGCAGAAGCTTCTCACTGCGATCGCGGAGACCGATCCCAAATACGAAGCGGGCTATCAGCGGGCGCTGAACCTCCCGCCCGAACTCCGAAACGTCGCGGAAAACATCCGGAACTATTTCGAGTCTCGGTTGCAAGACGCGATCGACGCGGGAATCCTTGAGGACGGCGTCGAGGATTACATTCACAGATTTTATGAGAAGGATTCTCCTTGGAAGTCCGGTGTCATCTCCGAGATTCGGAGTGGAGTGTTCACCGGCAAGCCTGCATTGGCAAAGCAGCGAATTTTTCAGTACGACTACGAAGCGGAAAAAGCGGGCTACAAGGTCAACAAGGATTTCTCCCAGCGCGTTGCCGCCTACGATTACTCGCTCAACAAAGCGATCGCCGATCGCAAGTTCGTCAAAGACTTAATGCAGTGGAAAATGAGCGACGGTCGACCCGCGATAGACGTGGGAGGCCGCGCCGACAAGGTTGGAGGAGTGGGAACTGACGCAGCGTTCCTGATCAAGCCACAGTACCGCCCCCGCCTGGAGGCCAAGCCGGGGATGACTCCCGAAGAGTTGGAGAATGTTCGGATGAACAACCGTGGCGACTACGTCGCTTACGATCATCCCGCGCTTCGAAAATGGAAATGGATGACGGTTGACGCTGAGGGCTCTCCGATCATGGTCCAAGGCGACGTGCTTGTTCACCCGGAGGCCATGCGGGACCCGAAGAATCCGATCAATCAACCGATCCCCGCAGTGTTCGGAAAATCCGCCGTCCGCAATTTCAAACCGTGGGGAGTTCCAATCGGTAAAGCCGCACTTCTCGGAAGCAGCACCGTGAAGCAAACGATGCTGGACCTTTCCGGATTCCACCCGGTTCAGATCACAATCCACGGTCTGGAACATCGGGCCAATGTCCCGCTTACCCGCTGGTCCGCCAACATCACGGGAAGGTCGTTCAAAGCGATTGATCTCAACGACCCGGTTCAACGATCGCTCGTCTCCCACGGGCTCAACGTCGTGGATCACAGCGGCCTTGAAGCCTTCTCGGAGGGCGTCTCCGGTGGAGGCTCCTCGCTGTTTCGAAAAGTGCCGTGGTTGGGAGACAAACTCCAGACGTATCAGCATTGGCTTTTCCAGGATTACATTCCTCGCCTCAAGATGGAAATGGCGACTCACGCGCTGGAGAGAAATCGCGGCGTGTATGCCAAAGACCTCGCCTCCGGGAAACTCACAGAGGACCAGTTGCTCCATATCACCGCGAATCAGGCCAATGCCGCTTTCGGTGAGTTGAATTACGAAATGATGGGACGCAACAAGACCTTCCAGGACGGTTTGCGGCTGGCCTTCCTCGCCCCGGACTTTCTCGAAGCTCGCGGACGTTTCGTCGGCCAAGCATTGAAGGGTTACGGTCGCGAGCAACTGACGGCACTCACGCTGGGCGCCGCTACGCTGTACATCACCGCAAGGATGATGAATAAAATGATCAGCGGCGAATATCACTTCGAGCCCGAACACGCTTTCGATGTCATGCACAACGGTCGCGCTTATTCGATTCGAACTGTCCAGGGCGACTTGCTTCACTTGGCGTTCAATCCCCGAAGCTTCGCCTACACCCGATTGAATCCCGTCACGACGAGAACGCTGTTCGAAATCGGCACTGGGCGAGACCAATTCGGAAGACCCCGCTCCGCGCTTGATCAAGTCAAAGACTTTGCCTCAACGATTGTCCCGATCTCCATTCGTGGAGCGCTCAAGCAGCCTGAGCAAAAATGGTGGGAGGGATTCATCAACAGTCTCGGGGTGACGGAGCGCCGCGCAACGGCATCGGACAGCGTTTACAAGCTCGCCGACGATTTCAAAAAGAAGCATGGCATTCAGGAGCCGGGTGAGTTCATTTACGATCCCGAGAAGGACCCGTATCGCGGGACCAAACTGGCCTTGATGTTCGACACTCCGCAGAGCGCAGCCCAGGAAATGAAGCTCGCCGTCGACAAGGGAGCAACCGACTGGAAGCACATCGGAGCTTACTTCAACGAGTTTGGTAAAAAGCCCTTCACCGGCAGCAAGGCACGCGAGAAGGATTTCTGGAACACGCTAAGCCCCGATCAGCAGAAAATCTACAAGGACGCAGTCAACGAGCGTCTTAAAATGCGGAAGAATGCCGCCGAAGCGTTCAAGATTCTTCGAGCGGAGCGGGATCAGCAGCAACAAACTCCTTGACGGCAAGCGGCTTGTTTGTGATAACACAAGCCATGCGAACCCGCGCGCACTATGATTGAGCCCAAGCAGCAATTTCTCTCTCAGTTACCGGCAGAGTCAAATTTCAGAAACGTGATCATATCCGACGTGTTTCAGAGGGCTCTGATACTGTCGTTCACTCAACTCGCCATTGAGACGATTTCTCCGGAACAACTGAAGGGGGCAAAGCGATTCGTGGAAATCCTCACCGACATCGGAACCCCGTCCGCCCCACCAAAAGACTTTCCGGACAAAAAGCTTGATCACTCGGTATTTTATACGCCCCAGCAAGATCAGCCGAAAAAGACAAAGAAGAAAGCAACATAATGCCAGAAGCAGCAGCACCCCCAGCCGCTCCAGCGGCAGCCCCTCCGACTCCCCCGCCGTCGTCTCCCCCGAGTGCGCCGCCAGCGGCTCCCGCTGCCGCGCCGTCCGGAGAGGGCGAAGGTCCTGGATCATTTGACAAGTTCGACACTGCCTTTGAAGACCTCGGGCAAGACACTCCCCCGCCGTCAGGGACTCCCGCCCCGGTACGCACTCCGAAGGCACCGGCGAAGCCTGCCACCACACCAGCGGCGCCAGCCAAGCCAGCAGCCGGAACTCCCCCTCCGGGAGAATTCGAAGAGGTTGAGGGAATCCAGGTCCCCCGTTTTAAAAAGGACAGCGAGTTTCGGGGTTGGGGTCTCGCGGGCTACAAAAAGGCCAAGCAGTTGGAGACCGATCTCAACACTCTCCGCGCACAGCACCAGCAGATGGAGCAGGAGCACCCGAAGACCAAGCAGGAGCGTGATGCCCTCGCCGCGCGCTTGGCTGACATCGAAAAGAATTTCAACGAAACGTCCGAACAGATCAAGTACCTCAATTACGAGCGCTCCAGCGAATACAAGGACAAGTACGAAACGCCCTACCGCAAAGCAGCGTCCGCTGCGTACGAAGCCGTAAAGCAATTGACCGTGACAGAGCCCGACCCAACGCAACCGCCGAATCAGGACGGAAGTCATCCAACTCGGGAGCGTCCTGCCACGGAAGCAGACTTCGACGAAATTTATCAACTTCCCCTTGGTCCCGCCGCGAAGCTCGCGAGCAAAAAGTTCGGCCCCGAACTCGTCGGCACGATGATGCAGCACTGGGCCAACATCCGGACGCTGGCCAAAGACGCAACCAACGCGCTGAAGGACTGGAAAGAAAAGGCGTCACAGCGCGAGAAGGCGGAGTCGGACCAGAAGACCATACAAGAGGGCCAGATTCAGGAAGCGTGGACGACAGTGAACAAGCGCATGTCGGAAGACCCTCGCGGCGCGGACCTGTGGGCAGAGGTGAAGGACGACAAGGAAATCAACGAAGCGATCGGGCAGGGATTTGCTCTCGCCGACCGTCGTTTCTCCAACGACTACGCAAAAATGTCACAAATGGAGAAGATCGTTCTCGATGCTTCAATCCGTCACCGGGTCGCGGCCTTTTATCGTTTACGGGTCGAAAACCAGCGGCTCAAAGCAGAGCATGCCCAGGCTCTCAAGGACCTTGCCGAACTTCGCGGCAGTGGCCCCGGAGAGCCTGGGACTTCTGGGGGCGGAGAGCAACCCTCCGGAGAGTCCAAGGGCGCAATGGCTGAGTTCGACGAGAAAATGTGAGCGACAACGAAAATCTCGGCTGGGGAATGACTCGCGTAACTTACCGGCGCGTCTTCTGGAATTTTCTGTACTGCTCCGATTACGATGTCTGCCCTTTTAAAACGGGCATTCGAATCTGTAAAAAACTGTGGTGGGTGCCAAAGTTAAAAGCAACCATCATAGCGATGCAGCGCACAAGAACATTCGACACCTTTCACCTCAAGTGAGGAACTGCTGGATCACACTCGGCGCGTACGGTGACTGCTGCAACACGCTGCCGCTGGTCCTCCACGATTTCCACCTTGGCAATCGTCCCACGATGATGATCGCTCGGGAGTTTGCTGGTCTCCTTGACGGCGTCTCCTACTGCGAGCGGCTTGTCTACGAAGGGGATTACTCCCAATCCGCAAAGGCCGCTGACGAAGCCCAGGCCAGCGGAAAGTTCGACAACATTTACCTGTGCCAGTGCTACGGCACGACCGTTGAACGAGCAACCGACTCGTACGCGAAAGAAGCGTGGAGGCTCGTCCAGCGTCTTCACCTGTGGGATCAGTTGCCGCTGGTGTTTGATCGAAGAGACAGGGAGCGAGAGCGCTTACAATTCGAAGCATTGCAGGGCGAGGCAGGCTATCGCCGCGTAAATCCGATCGTGCTAGTTTCTCGCTCCGGGAGGTCCTCCCCATTTCATGATTGGTCTATGTTGATCCTGGCCCTTGGCTCCTTGGTGGAGGACTTCAATATCGTGGACGTGTCCGACATGCGACTCCACAGGTTTTACGACATGCTTGGATTGATGGAGAAAGCCGTTGTTCTGGTCTCCACTGACAGCGGATTACTTCACCTTGCTCAAGCGATTCCTTCGCTTCCAGTCATTGCCCTCACGACACACTCTCCCGATTCATGGCATGGGTCTCCACGTCGGGGCAGTCATGTGTTCAATTGCCGGTACAACGAATTTAGAGAGCGCCAGAATGAGATTCCGAACGTGATCAGAAGAATAATGTCCGGCTCAAAGATCAACCGGATTGTTCACGTCTATTCCGATTTCGATCACCGCGCTGAGGATGCAGAGTTCCGGTTCAACGTGGCGCGCCTGTCGTGGAAGCGGGAGTACGGTCTAACTGATTGGCTCCCGACTCCCGTCCACGACAAGACGCTCAACCGAAACGCAACCGTGGTGGGAGAGAAAAAGCCTGCCCCATTCTTGAAGGATATTTTGGAACGCGGCGCGGAGATCGCAGCCCCGGACGACATCATTCTTTTTACCAACGACGACACGAACTTTGCGCCGAACTTCTCCGTGGATTTGAAGCAGTGTATGGCAAACCATGATGCCATTTGGGGCTCCAGGATGGAACTGAATTACATCAAGTCCCCTCCCAGCCGGGAGGAAATGTCCAGAGGCTACAAGCATTGCGGCGCCGACGTGTTTGCCTTTCGCAAATCATGGTGGACAAAGCATCGCGATCGGGTCCCGGACTTTCTTCTCTCGTTCGAATGCTGGGACCTGTCGTTGAGGACCCTGATAAATATCACTGGCGGCGCGGAGGCTGAAGGGCTATGCGCTCACCAGATTCATACCTCGCATTGGCACACGGCGGAGCACCGAGAGTGTACCGGAAACCTTTACAATCGCCACTTGTGCCAAAAATTCTTTTCGGATAACCGTATGGGATGGCCAGCATGAATGAAGAAACCATCAAGCAGGCTGACGATTTACACTGTCCAAAGTGCGAAGGTGAAATTGCATACGTCCAGGACATACAAAATCCGCAGCCAATCACCAAGGGGAACATCATTGTTTGCGGTCACTGTGGGATCATTTGCAAGGTGGGGGACAGCAACTTAGTTCAGATGACAAAGGAGGAGTTGGATTCTCTCGACAAACAGTCCAAGGCGATGTTAGCTCTAGCCGCTGGTGCTGTGATGACTCAGATCGCCAAGCGGCGAGCCGGTATCAGCGAAAACTGAAAGGCTCCCTATGAAAAAGATCGCAGTGGTTTGCGCCTGCCTGTTGGCGCTGGTCAAAAGCATGGGCCAGCAGTCTCCCTACGGCACTGGCCTGATCCAACAACCCAACGCCGCGTCCGCAAGGAATTATCTCGGGATCACAGGTGGAGGACCGGGCACAGTCACCAGTTTTTCGAGCGGCAATCTGTTTCCCCTGTTCACGACGTTTGTTGCCACTCCAGGCACTACTCCCGCACAGTCATTCGCTCAGGTGAGTCAAAATCAAAACCTCGTCTTCGCAAGCCCGAATGGTGCGCCGGGAGTGCCCACTTTCCGCGCTCTAGTCTCCGCCGACATTCCAGCCGCGCCAAGGACTTCATTCACGAATCACTCTGACGTTGTTCCCACGACCCTGAATCCAGGCGACATTATTGCCTACAACGGAGCGGGAGCGTGGACGAATGGGCCACAGGTAACAGCGGGAGGCTCCGGAACCGTAACCAGTTTCAGCGCTGGCACTCTGTCACCTCTGTTCACGACGAGTGTTGCGAATCCGACAACGACGCCAGCGCTTTCGTTTGCTCAGGTAAGCCAGAACGCCAACCTGTTTTTCGCGAGCCCTGACGGAGTGTCAGGAAATCCCTCCTTCCGAGCGATCGTCGCGGCAGACGTTCCCAGAACCCCGTTCACCAATCATTCAGACGTAGTGCCGACGACGCTCCAGCCGGGGGACCTCATGGCTTACAACGGGGCGGGCTCTTGGACAAACGGTCCTCGCGCTTCCGGAGGCGGGTCCGTTACGAGCGTGGCCCTCAGCGCTCCGCAGGCGTTCACAGTGTCAGGCTCTCCGGTGACAACGAGCGGCACGCTGACGTTTGCTCGCGCGAACGACGATAACTATCTGGGATTTGGTGTCACCAATGCGGGCAATGTAATCACGACAAATCTTCAGGCTCAGGTGATCACAAATACCGGAACAGCAAGCGCGCCGTTTGTGTACACCGACTCTGGCGGCAAGCACAAGACCGGCATCGTTGGTCTCGGTCTGACATTTGATTCAGCGTCGGGAACACTCTCGAACTCAAATCCAAATCAGGTGAGTCTTCCTGGATTGCTTGTTCGTCCAGTGAGCGCTTTAGTCAACGGCACTCTTCAGGCGCCCACATTTCCCGATGACGACACTTACTACTTCGACGAAGAATTTGACTCAGCGATTGGAACAACCGCTGGCCAATTCGGTAAAAACTATTGGAACGTAGTCGCAGCGGGTGGAGGAGGCGGCGCCTCACTGGGAACTAGCAACGAGCCTCCGCATTACGGAGTGGCTGTAATTTCCAGCCCGACAGGAGCAACCTCAAGCGCGAGCTTCGCGCAAACAGCGTCTTCGCTTTTACTCCCCTACCCGCAACTCGGGTTGAACCCCAACTGGCTTTTCCACGCTGTCTTTCGTATTGCAACCACGAATCAAGGCTCGATCTATCGCATCGGATTATCTGATACGAGTTTCTCCGCCTTCACGTCCTCGATCTCTCCCAGTAATTGCGTGATGCTGCGATGGGACAAGAATAAGAACGACCCGAACAATTTTGTTTTCGAAGC